ATAGAGGTCGCCCAATGTTTGAAGCTCTAAGACCAAACTCTTTATTTCTTTGGTCAGTAAATTGCTTGCGGAATGAATCAGCACAAGCTTTACCAAACTCTTCAATTAATTCATCAGGCACCTCTACCGCATCTTTCGATGCAGCTTCCAAGAACATCCTAACTTTTTCTAGGATGTCCTGACTCATGAAGACAACACTTCAATAGGATCGTCTTCAAGTTCTGCGTCAACAGTCTTTGCCTCAGTAACCTTTACAGTAACTGGCTCTGCCTTTTTCGCTTGTCTCCAAAGTTCTACTATCTCCTCATTCTCTGTATTGATAGTTTCTTGGAAACCAAGTAATGCATCTTTTTCTTTTTCAGTAAAAGCAACTTCATCTGTATCCACACTAATGTCAGATACATAGAAAACATTACTCCCAGCCTTTTTCTTTTTAGACTTCAATGAAAGTGTATGATTAAACATAACCTTTCCTCTACGTCTAAGGCTTTCAATTGCTTCACCAACAGGTTTAAAGTTACTACCTGTAACTTTCCAAAGCACAGGTAAGGAATCAACTTTAGCATCTCCTCCACCTGCTAGCACTCCATCAAATGATACTAGACCATAAATTAATCTGTAACACTTAACAGTCTTTTGCTTAACTCTTTCTTCTTCAGAAAGATTGGCAAGCTCCCTTGCAGGTACTTTGCCACAACGAACACCACCTTTAATATCTATTGCTTCATCCTTCCAGGATTTAAATATAATACTACGGTTGCTGTATTCGTTTTTATCAGCATCATATTTCATATACTGATACGCATTGATAAATGGTCTGAATGTTACAGGCTTACCATAAGCTACTGCATCTAACTCTGGAACATACACTGAGTATGATCCAACAGGTACTTCAGCACCATCATCGTTTTCTGGAAATCTGTTTATGGATAACTTCGGTAAGAAGTTTCCAGTGGAAGATTTCTCTTGTCCAATCATAGACATTATCTGCTCACTAGATAAATTATCTATGTTTGTTATTTCATTTTTTGTCATATAGACCTCCTTTTATTAATGAAATGAATTCCTTATACATTATTTTTTAAAATAAGTCAAGCTAAAATTGAGATGATTACTAATGCAAATATTGCTATAAATACTAGTATATCAAATAAACTTCCTACAAATCTTTCAAATGCTTTCATAATACTACCCTTTCTATAACTATCTCGTTCATGTCTAGCCAATTGTAACCTATCTTTATATCTGTGTCAAGGGGCACATTGAACTCAACATTATAAAAACTATTCAAAGATTCTACTACATTGCTTGTGCCTTTCCTTAAAAGTCTGATCATTAAGTCCACCTCGTCTGGATGTGTATCCACTACAATAGAATCATGAACAGTATTTATCATAAGACTTTTAACCTTATTTTTTTTCATTAAGTTATATACATTAATGCAAGCTACAGGAACTATATCAGCTGTAGCAAATCCTTGAACAGGATAATTTTTTATCTGCGTTGAATAACTAGAGCCACCCCAAGCCTGCCTCTGTGCATACGGAAAGGCATACTCACGTCCTGATGGAAGTTTTATTTTTTTATATTGAATTGCATTACTTTGTAAATTCTCATGCCACTTTGCTATGTCCTTATACTTTTCTAGGAAAGCTTTATAATATCTTTTCTGATCTTCCGTACCTGACATGCCACCATACAGTGGTTTAAATGTATGTGCCTTTGCTTCCTGCCGTGTTACCCCAATAGTATTGGCAGTAAATTGATGGACATCTACACCATTATCTATATCCTCCATGCCTTGCTTATCCTGTGCTAAAAAAACAGCAGTTCTAAATTCTAGTTGAGCAAAGTCTACTTCCATTATTTGCCCATCTTTAAATCTGGAAGTAATAACCTTACGAATAGGAAAGGTATTACCTCTTGGTTGATTCTGGAAATTAGGATCACGACTTGATAGTCTTGCTGTAGCTGTAACACACTGCATAAACTTAGGATGTAGTATACTATCTTCATTTACATGATCTCTAATACCATTTACAAATGTATTTAAATATGTTCCTATAGCATTGTAACGTATAATTATATCCACAAATTCTTTTAGGTCACCCCTTGCATACATAGATAATCTTTTAAGAGTACCACTATCTGTTCTAAATCCACCTTCAGCTACTTCAGATACACCGATAGGAAATTGATTGAACCCTGCAGTGCGACTTAATTCTGAATACATAACACCTTCTCCAAGGCATGTACTACACTTACTTAAATTTTTATATAGGTCTCCATTTACTTTTGTTTTTTGTACAGTACCTTTGCCACTACATGTACCACACTGACTGGCTGTAGTTTTCTTAAGTACTACAGTATTATTAACTACTGCATCTCTAAATCTAGTTCGAGACAAGACTGGCCTACGTTTTTTTCTCTTTGTAAATTTATCTATACCTATATTAAATATCTCAGCCCATTTCTTTTTATCAACAACCTTTTTAGAATATATCAACCAAGATAATTGCTCAGTACTTGAAGGATTTATAGGTGTGTCGCCCATTTTCTCCCATATAATACGTTTTATTTCATTTGCTAATCTACCAAACTCCTCTTTAAATTGTTGTTCAACCTCATTTAAAGCAGGTAAGTCTATATTTATACCATTCATTTCCATATTACCTAGTACTGGAAGGAATTCATTCATCATCTTAACTGATTTAAGTAAGGGTCTATTACTTTCTTTCTTAAAGTCAACCATCTGTGCATCAAATAAAGCTTTCGTAGATACAACATCTTGTCTACCATACTCCTCAATAATATCTATAGGTATATCTTCAAATGAAACTTTGTCTTTCATATACTGATCTACTGCATCAGACTTTTGTGATATGCTTCTACGACTACATATATCTTTTAACGATAGTGTTTTGCGTAAGCCTCTTAGTAAGACATACTCTCCTATCATAGTGTCATAAAGTTTACCATCATATTTAAAACCAGATTCTAATAACCAAACCAAATCAAACTTTATGTTATGCCCAACTAACAATTTAGTTTTATCTAATGTGTCTTGTACTTTTTTGTGATTGTCTTTAACATTAAACTCTTTATGACTGTGTGAAAAAAAATAATACTCATCATTAATCCCAATGCTAACTAATTTATTATCTGGATTAAATGGTAAAGGATCTACCTTGCCATCTTTAATTCTAAAGCTAGTCTCTACATCTAATACTGTAATCATACTCTATACCTTGACAGTTGTGGTTCTATATTACAAGTGATCTCTCCATGATAGCCTGAAATTTTATTCTTACTTACGCACAGTACTCTTACTGTATCAAGAGAATCTAAAGTACCATGCTTGCCTATACCAATAATTAAATCTGCCTCTGCAGCTTTACCTGTTTTAGAATTCTCCATCATGTCAAAAGAAATTCGTGTCTTACCATGTGCATCCGCTGATGCTTGTGACATAGCAATAACACAACAGCTGTGTCTCTTTGCTATTTCTCTAGCACCTGTGTATACAGCTCGTAACTTTTCATCTGTTCGTGTAAAGTTACCAGACATTCCAACTTTATCCAGCTGATCTATAATTAATATATCAGGTTTGTGTTGACTACAATAAGAGTCAACATCATCAATAGTCCAGTCAACAGTATCCAAAAGTTTAACATTATCTTTTATATCCTTCCATTTCTCTTTAGCTAAATCCATGTTATCTATAATCTCATCTCTAGTCATACCTGTATGTGCATTTATAATACGCATTTGTGTACGAATGGCAGGCTCTTCATTAATAAGTGCGTGTACTTTTGCACCTTGAGATGCAAAACCTTGTAGCCCACCAACTGCATTAACCCAGAACGCAGTCTTACCAGACTCTGGTCTAGCAAAAACAATAACTAAATTTCCAGGGCCAATGCCTGACACCTGTTCGTTTAAACTTGGAAGATTAAATTCATATTTACTTTGTATATCGAGTGACTCTAAAAGAGTTGGGATATCTTCTGTTACTGTTTCGTATTCGTTTACATCTTCTTGTGTATCTTCTAGTAACTGCTTGATTTCATTGAAAGATTTGTCTTGTCCATTAAAAATATCTGTAGCTACAACTGCAACTTTATGTGCAAGATTTCTTTTATGTACTGCATCTAAAATATCTTCTACTAAATTTTCATTTGGTTCTTCTTCTTGTTTAATTTCATCTACCATACTTTCAAAGTTTATTCGTGCAGCTCGTGTCAATGCAGGATTATATTTTTCTGTATGTAAATCTATAAGTTCATCTATAGTTAAGTCATCATCATAATCTTTATGTGCCTTCTCTATGGTAGAAAAGAAATTACCAAGACCATTAGTGAATGTAGTCTTAGAAACTTTAGTTTTATTTTTTTCATAAAACTTTTTCTTTAATAATAATTTTATTAGTTGTCGTTCTTGCACAATATATCCTTTATCTCATCAGGTTTAAAATATTTTAAGTCATCTTCTAACATAACAACTCTAGTGTGTGCTATCATACCGATCTCTCTAGCTATGTCAAATGCTTTTGTTGTTGCATCTCTGTCTAGTGCTACAATAATATTCTTAAATCTTTTTTTAATTACACTTATATATTCTAAAGGTAAACTTGTACCCATCAATGCTAGTCCTGCAAAATTATCTGACACTGCACAAGCTGACACACAATCCTCTACAATAACTGCAGTATCACCCTCACCACATATGAATGGATATTTTTTACTGCCATACACATACCACTTTGGTAACACATTATAGTTCAGCGACCTACCAACACCACCAATAATTTTGTCATCATCATCATGTACCATAAAGACTACACGATCTCGTGCAGGATCAAACCTTACATCTGCTTTGTTTGTATTGAAAGCATCGAATGCATTGTTGTTCATTAAGTATCTAAGACATCTATCACTAGAGTGTGGGGATATAAAATTTTTTGGTATAGTAAACTCACCATCAGTATTTACTTGACTACTATATATAAAATGGTAAACATCTTCCATAGTTTTATCCGTACTCATAGTACCTTTAGCATCACATGATGCTGAAAAACAATACCACATAAGTTTTGCGTTTTCTTTAGTAATCGAAAACGTATTGTTATGAAAACAAAAAGGACAGTCCATTCTAATAGACTGCCCTTCCTGAACGTTTAAATCTAAAACTTTTTCTCTTTGTTCTTTAAAATTCATACAGGGTATATACCACAAAAATTATTTTTTGTCAAGCCCTTCCGCAATTACAATTGATTTTCCTATTTGATAAATTAATTGTGGTACTACTGCATTACCTAATGATCTAAGTCTGTGTGCCCGAGAGGGAACCCCATCAGCCACTCGACCCACGTTGGGTTCAAACTCCCACCAACTCTCATGCTCAATGGCATCCCACCTTGGGAGTACTTCTTCTTCCTGTGTGAGGTGTCCTGTGTCGGTGTTGGAAACAAGGTGTCCCTTATCGGATAACCGTACTGAACTTGCTCGGCTAGACTCCCTGGTGGAACTGTTGTTCTGCCTGATTTGTTCCTCATCTTCTTCCTTGCTATCTTTGATTTCTCTGATCGGTTCTCCACTTGAGTTGCACTTGGTGTTAGCCACATTGTGTCCGATGAAGAATGTTCTGTATCTTTGGTGCGGGGCGTTGACGCTAGCAGCTGGAAGTACGAAACATTTTGTTTGGAAACCTTCTTCTTCCAAGTCAGAGTGCACTTGTTTGAATACCATGCCGTCTTCGATGTTAATAATTCCTCGCACATTTTCTCCAATAACCCACCTTGGTTTTGCTTCTCTAATAACTCGAAGCATTTCTGGCCAGAGATAGCGGTCATCTTTTGTGCCTGCTCTTTTGCCTGCCACTGAGAATCCTTGGCATGGGAATCCTCCAACGACAACGTCAGCTGTTGGGGGGTTGTATGTTTTGACATCTTCATGTATTGGTACTCCTTTAAAGTTTTTAGTTAATATTTTTTGACAGAACTTATCCATCTCTACAAACTGTGTAGTTTCAAAATGTCCTGTTGCATCAAGCCCAAGTGCGAATCCACCTATGCCTGAGAATAAATCTATTGTTTTTAATTTCATTAGTGTGTTAAAAACTTGACTGGCTTATCCATTGACCAACACAACGCACAGTCGGCACAACTTTTAGCTTTACCTGTTTGTTCAGGGCAAGCCAATCCTTTATCAGTAATATCTTCTGAGTTAGCTGATAG